TACAGCCGGCGGCATTTTTCATATCGATCATTCTTTGATTTCTTTTGTTCAATTATGCATTGATCAAGGTAGAGTGTCCGGTATACCATTAATTGATACTAACGAAAATCCAGTACTCATTGACGACTTAGTAAAATTCCGAGATGAAATTTTTGATAGATATTTTTCAGCCAGCTTTGAATATATGAGCGAATATGAAAAAATTAAAAAAAGTAGAACAGTTGAAACATTAGTAGATCTATGAAAAAAGGAATATTAATATTTGCACACAACAGCAGAGATATTGATTATGCCTTGATGTCTTTGATATCTGCAAAGTTTGCAAAAACAAATCTGCAAGTTCCTGTGTCTCTGGTAGTTGACAAGTTCACAGTAGAATGGATGCAAACTTCTAATGTCTACGATCTTTCCCAAGAAATTTTTGATAAAATTATAGAAATTGAAAAACCTGTTACTCAAAATATTCGAGTACTCAACGATGGATACACTTCTAAAACAGTTCCTTTTATAAATTCAAATAGAGCCTCAGTTTGGGATCTTACACCATATCACAGAACATTGTTAATAGACAGCGATTTTTTAATAATGTCAGATAGACTGAATGAATATTGGGACGTCAATATCAATGTGATGTTGTCTCCATCTATGCAAGATGTTAGAGGAGATAGAAAAGGTATTTTGGATTCTTGGGTTTCTGAAACCGGAATTCCGTTATACTGGGCAACCACAGTGATGTTTACAAAAAACAATGAATCTAAAATATTTTTTGATCTAGTAGACGTTATTCGTACAAATTATAATTATTTTGCAGATTTGTTTAGATTTAATTCTAAACAATATAGAAATGATATTGCTTTTAGCATAGCAAAACATATGCTTAATGGATTCGACACAGGAGATGAAAACCTTCCTCCAATATTAACACTGTTAGATAAAGATCTAATTCATTCTGTTAGTAACAATCAATTGCGTGTTTACCTAAATGACAGTATGAGTGAAGACCACGTGGTCATTGCATCTATTAAAGATTTGGATGTGCATGTAATGAATAAACAAAGCATAATCAGAAATGCAAAAGAATTATTGGAGATACTATGACTTTTGGATACCTCATTGTAGTTTCTAAAAACGATTCAGTTGACTATTTAAAATTAGCTTATGCTCTAGCACTGAGCATTAAAAATACTCAACCAAAAGGATTTAACAAAGTAGCATTAATAACCGATAATATTGAAGACGTTGAAAAACTAAACAGTCCTTGGGTGTTTAACGAAATTATTGAATGGAATCAAGAAACTTTTTGGGATGGCCGAAGTTGGATGGATAAACTAAGCCCTTGGGATCACACCATATGCTTAGATGCAGACATGTTGTTTTTTAGAGACTACAGTCATTGGGTTAGATACTTTATCGAGAACTCTGAATTATATATTCCCAACAAGGCATATACCTATCGCGGAGAGACTGTAACAGATTCATATTATAGAAAAACATTTGAACATAACGATCTTCCCAATTTATATTCTTTTTACACATTCTTTAAAAAAGATTCTAAACTATCCGAAGAATTCTTTTCATTAGGTAGACATATTTTAAAAAATCCCAATGAATTTAAAAATCTATTCTTAGGAAATTATCTTCCAAAGGTATTAGGTACTGACGAAGCATTTAGTTTAGCTACAAAAATTTTAGACATTCAAGATAATATTAGCTATGATTTAGAATTTCCTAGAGTAGTACATTTAAAACCAATGATACAAAATTGGCCTTGGCCTGCTGACAAAGTCTCTGATCATGTTGGATTTTATTTTGATCTACAAGGCAAATTAAAAATTGGAAATTATCAGCAACAAGATATTGTTCATTACAACGAAAAAAATTACGTAACTGACGAAATCATCAGCATTCTAGAGGAAATATTATGGAAGAAATAATTGATTTTGACAGTTGGTTACAGCAATATACTGTGCCACAAATAGAATACTGGGCAATTTTTGAACCTACTACTGGCGAAGTCATTGGAATTTATCCCGATTTTGCCGCTCATGATAAACAATATAAAATAAAAATTGATAGAGATCTAGCAGAAGACATACATAACGGAATAATTCAAATGAGTTTTTGTTTTGTAGATATAGATTCTGAAACAGTTGAAATTGTCACCAAGCACAGTCTTGTCAAAATTGACGATGTACTGCATAGAGTAATTGATAGAAAATATGCTCCCACTCAAAAAAATGACATTACTATTCAATACAACGAATTAGAAAATAAAATAATTTTTGTTTTACCAATTAAAACTAGAAAGATACAATGGGACGGAAGCACTGAAATGCAGTTTTTTATCACCGCCTATAATGATCCACATAATCTTTACCAGACAATAACTTTTCAACTAAAAGATCTAGAACAGAGTTCTAAAGAATTTATCTACACCGGTGCCCATAAACGATTTAGTATTTTTACAAGAAGAATATTAAAAAATTATGTTTTTGAAAAAATATGAAAATCATAGAACTAGATATTGTATTTTTAAGCTACGATGAACCCAATGCAGATCTACATTATGCAGACCTCTGCAATAAAGCCCCGTGGGCCAAGCGTGTTCACGGTGTCAAAGGCAGCGACGAAGCACACAAAGAAGCTGCCAGACAATCAGAAACAGATTGGGTTGTTACTGTAGATGCAGACAACATTGTTGACACAAAATTTTTTAACACAGAGTTTGATTCCGACCAAACAAATTTACAAGTAGTCAGCTGGCTAGCACGTAATAAACTCAATGGATTAAGATATGGTAATGGCGGACTTAAAATTTGGCGTAAAGAGTTTATCCTAAATATGAAAACGCATGAAAACTCAGACAGTGATCGTGGTCAGGTAGATTTTTGTTGGGAGCATGGTTATCAACAATTTAAAGAATGCTACAGTGAAACAGTTATCACAGGATCGCCTTTTCAGGCCTGGAGAGCAGGATTCCGTGAAGGAGTAAAAATGACCTTGCTGGACGGAGTTCGAGTTCCGCCGGATGAAATTCGAGGACGAGTATGGTGGCACAATTTACATAGGCTGCGTATGTGGTCAACTGTAGGTCTGCATGAAGAAAATGGTATATATGCTGTCTACGGAGCTAGACTAGGTACTTGGTTGGCAAATTGCACCAACTGGAATTATGTGGATGTGCGAGATTTTGAAATTCTTAAAGATATTTGGAATCAATATGGACGTCCGTACGAAGAGGCCAATCAAGAAGGACTAATTGAAGAAATAAAATTACTTGGGGAAAAAATTAAAGTAGGATTGGGATTTGATTATCCTTATTTAGATTCCAAGCAAAGCAAGTATACCTTAGACTTGTACAACGAAACAATAAATTTAACAAACACCTATCTAAAATGATCTACGATATTTTTTATGTAAGCAAAAACATCATCGATGATACCAAATGGTTATCTTTCAATAAAAGATTCCCAGTATCTCAAAAAATTGAAAATACAAAATGTTTCACAGATATTTCTAGCAAAGCATTTACTAAACTATTTTGGGTAGTTTGGGATGATTTAAATATTTCAGATGATTTTGATTTTAGTTATATTGTTCCAAAATGGGATGAAAAATATATTCATGTTTTTAAAAATGGAAATTCCTATAATGGTGTAACATTATTCTCAAAACATTTAAGTGTAAGTAGCAAAGAATTTGAAAAAAGATTTTATATAAATCACAAAAAAATAGATATAAATGCCAGCAAACCAACGGACAATGATCCCTATGATATAGTGTTTATTAGTTATAATGAGCCAACAGCTGATGCTAATTTTATAAATTTAAAATCAAAATTTCCAAGAACAAAAAGAGTGCATGGGATCAAAGGGATACATCAAGCTCACATAGCTGCTGCTAAACTAGCAAATACCTGTATGTTTTGGGTAGTAGATGGAGATGCTGAAATTGTTAACACTTTTAATTTTGATTATGTTGTTAGCAAATATGATCTAGAATGTGTACATGTGTGGCGAAGTCAAAATCCAATTAACGATTTAGAATACGGATATGGTGGGGTAAAACTTTTTCCTAGACTGGATACAATTAATATGGATATTAGCAAGCCAGATATGACTACTAGCATTAGTAGACATTTCAAAGCAATGCCAATAATAAGTAACATCACAGCATTTAACACTGATCCGTTTAACACTTGGAAATCAGCGTTTAGAGAATGTTGTAAATTGTCTAGTAAAATTATTGATAGACAAAAAAGCGAAGAAACATTGCATAGACTCGATGTATGGTGTACACTGGGTATTGATCGACCGTTCGGGCCAGACGCTATTGCCGGAGCCATCGCAGGCAAGGAGTATGGAGAGTTTAACAAAAACGACCTAGAAGCACTTAAAAAAATCAACGACTTTGATTGGCTTAAAAAAATATTCGATGAGCAACAAACAAAAAAGTGAAATAATTATATGAAATGGCGTCAAAAAAGAATAGATTTTAAAGAAGAAATTCTCGACTCTATCAGCCCTAGCTATTGTGTAGCCAAGTGGAGTCAGGTTACCATACACTTAGGGTCGGGTCATACTCATAGTTGTCATCATCCAAGAACACATCTAATACCCTTAGAAGAAATCAAACGCAGTCCTAGTGCGTTACACAACACGTCTTTTAAAATTGAACAGCGTTTAGATATGCTCAACGGCAAACGTCCTACCGAATGTGAATATTGCTGGCAAGTAGAAGATGGTGGCGATGTGCTCAGTGATAGAGTGTTAAAGAGTTAT